TGTAAATGCTATTGAAATTTTTGATGTTGAGTTTGCTTACAACTACTTTACTAGCAATAGCACTGATGGAGCTGGCGGATTTGATGTTAATGTTACAGTTGATACACCAATTGGAACATTCCCGCTTCCAATTTAATAATTAGTTTTTGAACAGGTAACTTATAATGCAAATATTTGGTTTCGATATTACTCGAAAGAAAACCGCATCAGTTCCTAGCATTGTTGCTCCAGGAACTGATGATGGTTCTATTGTTACAGTTGGAAATGCTGCAGCATACTATTCTCAGGTTATGGACTTGGAGGGGGTCGTTAAGAATGAAAACGACCTCATCCGTCGCTATCGAGAAATATCTCAGTATCCTGACTGTGACTCTGCAATTGAAGACATTATTAATGAAGCAATAGTTACTGATGAAGCAGATCAATCAGTAGATATTGTATTAGATGATCTAAAACTTTCTGAAAGTATTAAGAAACGATTTAGAGAAGAATTTGATAATGTATTACGTCTACTGAAGTTTGAAGAAAAAGGACATGATTTATTTCGTTCATGGTATATAGATGGACGGTTATATTATCACATTCTTATCGACGAAAATAAAGTTAAGAATGGAATCGTAGAACTTCGTTATATAGATCCTAGAAAAATTAAGAAGGTTAAAACCATTCATAAACAAAAGGATCCTAACGGAGTAGAAGTTGTAAAAAATATTGAAGAATATTATATTTACAATGACAAGGGTATAACAGAAGCAACTACACAGGGAGTAAAACTCTCTAAAGATTCTGTGTTATATTGCCCATCAGGATTACACGATGCAAATACAGGTATGATGCTTGGACATTTGCATAAAGCTATTAAGTCTGTCAATCAATTAAAGATGATTGAAGACGCTGTGGTAATTTATCGAATCAGCCGAGCGCCAGAGCGCAGAATATTTTATGTTGATGTAGGTAACTTACCAAAATTAAAAGCAGAACAATATGTTAACGATCTAATGAATCGTTACCGAAATAAAATTACTTATGATGCAACTACGGGTGAAGTTCGTGATGATAGAAAACATCTTTCAATGATGGAAGATTTTTGGATGCCAAGACGTGAGGGTGGTAGGGGTACAGAAATTACTACACTTCCTGGTGGACAAAACCTTGGAGAGATTCAAGATATTGAATACTTCCAAAAGAAACTCTATCAATCACTGAACGTGCCTATGTCACGTATGAATCCTGATCAGACCTTTGGTCTTGGAAGGGCAACAGAAATTAGTCGTGATGAAGTTAAGTTTAGTAAGTTTATTGCAAGAATACGTAGAAAATTTGCTTCGATATTTACTGATGCTCTAAGAGTTCAGTTAATATCAAAGGGAGTGGTTAGAGCTGATGAATGGGAAGATTTAAGAACTTTCATTCGTTATGATTTTAAGCGAGATAACTACTATACAGAATTAAAAGAAAACGAGATACTGAAACAGCGTATTGATATGTTGCAGCAAGTTGAACCATATCTCGGTAAGTTCTACTCAGTTGAGTGGGTTAGACAAAATATATTACGTCAATCTGGTGAAATGATCGAGGAAATCGACGCTCAGATTGAAGATGAAGAAAAGCAACATTTTGACAATGCTGAGAGAGATGGCACTCTCGCTGCACATAAGCAAATCGCTCAGCAAAGTGCATTGTCCAATGCTGGTTATGGAGATGACGCAGGATCTGATACTGGACAAGGAGAAGAGAAATGACAACTACTAAAGATTTAATTTCTGCTATCGCTGATGCAGATTACGCTAACGCTGAAACTGCTTTTGCTGATATTATGGCAAGTAAAGTTTCTGATGCTTTAGATGCTACACGTATTGAAGTAGCTAAAAGTATGTTTAGAGCAGACGAAGAATTGGAAGATAACGTTGACGTAGAAGCATCTGCTGAAGAAGAAGCTGTAGAAGATACAGAAGAAGTAGAAATTGTTGATGAGACAGACTCAGAAGAAGAAGTAGAAGCTTAATGTATTACAAACAGCTATACCGCAATTTAAAAGAAGGTAAAGAGACTTTTACTACATTTGGTAGAATCGCTCATTACAAAGAGGGAGAGCTGTTTATTGATAATGATAAGATTGAGGAAAGTTTTGAAAGCTTGGAAGAAGCTAAAGAATATTGCAGACAATTATACTTATCTGAAAAAATAGAACAAGATATTAAAATTGAAACATACGAAGAGTTACAAGAAGATACAATAGCACACATTATAAGCCAATACCACGATACAAAAATTACTGATACGCTTATTGAATCATACTTAGAACTAGCTTCTTCCAAATTATTTACAGTTGATCCTGTAGTATGTGATATAAAAAAATTGAATACTTTAGATCAGATACTAGAGGGTAAACTAGATTATAAACTTTCTGATGGTAGTATTGTTATTATTACTGAAAGTACACAGCAAAAATTAAATGAGCTGTTTAAGAATCAAAAAGAAATTGTTGAATATATGAGAGAAAGTAAAGACAATTTTCTTCATGTGTTAGAACTTATAGAGGAATAGAGATGGCTGTTAATAAAACCGTATTAAAGAAAACACAAACAGAAGCAGTTGTCAAAGTCGAAGGAACTGCTGCTCCAGCAACAATTGATTTGGATGTTGATTTGGTTGCTGCTACAGAATTAGCAGCAAGTGCTGGATCTCAACGAGTCAATATTACTTCAGTTCAATGGACTGGTGCTTCTGGTGGCGTGATTACCATAACCAGAGGTGCTAATACTATTATGACGTTACAGGCTAATGCTGCTGGAGAATTAGATTTTGGTGGACAGATGATGATATCTGACACTGTAAACAATGATCAAGATATTGTTGTTACCATCTCAGGCGCACAAGCAGAGTGCTGGTTAAGATTAAGGAAAGCAGCAGGATACAATACTAAGATTCAGCCTGAACAGTATGGTATCTACGATGATCCGAATTCGATCTCTGCATAAGGGGTAAAAAAATGAAACTAATTAAAGAACTAAACGAGTCAGTAGAATTTATCACTGAAGAGAAAGAGGGTAAGGGTAAAGACTATTTTATTAAAGGAGTTTTTCTCCAGTCCAATATGAAAAATCGTAACGGACGAGTCTATCCAAAAGAAACTCTCAAAAAAGAAGTTGATAGATATACTGAGCAATACGTTAACAAGAACCGTGCTTTTGGTGAATTGGGTCATCCTGACTCACCAACTATTAATTTAGATCGTGTTTCACATATGATAAAAGAATTATATGAGGATGGTGATAACTTTATAGGTAAAGCAAAAATTATGGATACACCGTACGGTAAAATTGTAAAGAATCTTCTTGATGAAGGTGCTACAATTGGTGTTTCCTCTAGAGGTATGGGCACTCTGCGCCAAGGTAAGGATGGGGTTGCAGAAGTTGCTGATGATTTTGTCCTTGCTACTGCCGCAGATATTGTTGCAGATCCCTCTGCTCCCGACGCTTTCGTAGAAGGTGTTATGGAATCAAAAGAGTGGGCTTTTGTTGATGGTAAATTCGTGGAAAAGGACCTTGAAGAGATGAAGTTAAGAATTAAAAGAGCTAAGTCTCTTCAGTTACAGGAAGCCAAAATACAGGCATTCCAACATTTTCTACAAAAATTAAAATAATATAAATAATATTATTGAGGGATCTCAATAGAAATTCACAGGAGATAAACGAATGTCTATCGAAGAAAAAATCAGCGAACTACTCGAAAACAGCCGAAAGTTAAACGAAGAGGTTGATCACGAGCAAATCGCAGAAGAAAATCTAGACGAAGCAAATGCGGCAACTAAAAACGCATCTGCTCCTGAGTCTATGAATAAACTTGAAGGCGATGGCGCACATCCAGACAATGATCACAACAAAAAGAATGCTGTTGTTGATCAGAAATCTGCTGCTAACGCTACTACCAAAAAAGCTAATGTAGCTGATAAAGGTGGTGCTGGAGAGTCTATGAATAAACTCAAAGAAGAAGAAGAAGTTTCTGACGAAGCTATCGTAGAAGAGCAAGACGAATTCAGAGTTGATGTTTCTGAAGATGTTGCTGCACTTGTTAACGGTGAAGAGCTTTCGGAAGAGTTTAAAACTAAAGCAGCTACAATTTTTGAAGCTGCAGTTATTTCAAGAGTTAAGCAAGAAGTCTCTAAGCTCGAAGAGTCTTATGAGCAAAGACTTGCTGAAGCTCAAGAAGAAATTCAAGAGGGTCTTGTTGAAAAAGTTGATGGATATCTCGGTCTTATGGTCGAGCAGTGGATGGAACAGAATGCACTTGCCCTTGAATCTGGTATGAAGTCTGAAATTCTTGAAGGCTTTATCGGTGGTTTGAAGTCTCTCTTTGAAGAGCACTACATTGATATTCCTGAAGAAAAATATGACGTTTTAGGTGAGATGGAGTCTAAGGTTGAAGAACTTGAATCTAAACTTAATGAGTCTGTTGAGTCTAGCCTAAGTCTTAAGAAAGAATTGGATGCTATTAAGCGTTCACAAACTATCGAAGAGACTGCAGAAGGTTTGACAGATACTGAAGTTGAGAAATTCAAAGGTCTTGCTGAAGAACTTTCTTACGAAGACGTTGAGTCTTTCACTAAGAAACTTCAGACAATTCGTGAAAATTACTTTGTTAAAAAGGCAACCGCAGATGTTAAATCTGTAGTGTCAGATGAGCCAATTGTTGAGCAGAAAGTTCTCTCTGAGACAATGAATCGCTACGCACAGGCTCTAGGCAAAACAACTTTTAGATAAGAAAGAAGGTATTACAAATGGATCGCAAACAATTAATGGAGAAGTGGGCACCAGTACTTGACCACGATTCTCTTCCAGGAATTAAAGATAACTATCGTAGAGAAGTAACAGCAGTTCTTCTTGAGAACCAAGAGCGTGAGATGG